TCACATCGCTGACTCCTTCTTTGCATCTGTTTATCCTACTATTACTTCTGGTAAAAGCACAAAAGTCATCATCGTCTCAACGCCGCATGGCATGAATCACTTCTACCGCATGTGGCATGATGCGGAGAAGGGAAAAAATGAATACGTACCAACAGACGTTCACTGGTCTGAAGTTCCAGGACGTGATGATGAGTGGAAAAAACAGACGATTGCAAACACATCAGAACAGCAATTCAAAATTGAGTTTGAGTGTGAATTTTTAGGATCGGTTGATACTCTCATTGCACCAAGTAAACTTAGAAATTTAGTATACGATAATCCAAAAACTAAGAGTGCTGGTTTAGATGTATATTTGGATGTACAAGATGAGCATGATTATGTTGTAACTGTAGACGTTGCAAGGGGAGTCAGTGAAGACTATTCTGCATTCGTTGTAGTAGACATTACAGAGTTTCCGCATAAAGTAGTAGCAAAATATAGAAATAACGAAATCAAACCAATGCTATTCCCCAATATAATTTGGGAAGTAGCAAAGAATTATAATAACGCATTTATCCTTTGCGAAGTAAATGATATTGGAGACCAGGTAGCAAGTATTCTCCAGTATGACTTGGAGTACCAAAATCTTCTGATGTGTTCTATGAGAGGTAGAGCAGGTCAGATTGTTGGTCAGGGTTTCTCTGGAAAGAAAACTCAACTTGGTGTGAAGATGAGTAAAACTGTCAAGAAGGTTGGATCACTTAACCTTAAGGCAATGATTGAAGAAGATAAACTCATATTTAATGACTATGAGATCATCTCAGAATTGACTACTTTCGTCTCAAAGCACAATTCATTTGAGGCAGAAGAAGGTTGTAATGATGACCTTGCAATCTGTCTGGTCATTTATGCTTGGTTAGTTGCACAAGACTACTTCAAAGAACTGACAGATCAGGACGTTAGAAAAAGATTATACGAAGAACAAAAGAATCAGATTGAGCAAGATATGTCTCCCTTTGGATTCATCAGTGATGGATTAGATGATAGTTCTTTTGTAGATGATAGTGGAGATAGGTGGTACACAGATGAATATGGTGATCGTTCTTATATGTGGGAGTACATGTAATGGATTTTGACGAACAGTTTGGACTAGAGCACTTACTGTTCAAAGAAAGGAAATGCAGGACTTGTGGTGAAATAAAAGATTTAATTGATGGTTTCTATCTGACAAGAAAAAATAGAGGAATGTATCCATCATCGTATTCATATGAGTGCAAGGAATGCACCAAAAAAAGAATTTCTAAGACAAGAAAAGTAGATTCACTCCATTGGCAGTATCCAGATTGGTGATTTAGTGTGTTCATGCACAGTTTCCCCAATGTAAAAGTAGCAAATAATAAATAGTTTTAGAAAAAATGAATCTTCTTACGAGGAAAAAAAATGTCGCTTAACTTAGTATCGCCTGGCGTCAGGGTAAGAGAAGTTGATTTGACTATTGGTAGAGTGGATGCTGCTAACGATCAAGTTGGTGCTATTGTCGGTCCATTTGAAAAAGGACCTGTTGATGTTCCCATCTTGATTGAAACGGAGCAAGATCTTCTCAGAACTTTCGGTAAGCCAATTTCCACAGACGCACAGTATGATTACTGGTTAAGTGCGTCGTCATATCTCTCATACGGTGGAATCTTAAGAGTTCTCAGAACTGATGGTTCTACCCTCAATAACGCAAATGCTGGCGTAAGTGCAGACTCAGTATCACTGAAAGTCAAGTCATACGAAAACTACGTAAATGACCATAGCACTGCAACTACCTGGTCATACGCCGCCAAGAACCCAGGAAGATGGGCAAATAACTTAAAAGTTTGCACCATTGATGGTTTTGCAGATCAAATCATCTCTGGAATCGCCACCGCTGATGTTAGCGTTGGTATGGGTGTCACCCAGTCAATTGACGGAAGAGTCGTTGCTGGTTCTGGTTCAACTTCTGCATACGATGGTTACCTCAGAGCAATCGTCACTGGTGTTGGCGAAGGTGAACTTTATGTGAAGGTCACCGATAAGGTTTCCGCTGCAGGAACTTCAACCTCAGCAGAATACGCTCAAGGCGGTTCTCTTGAGTTTACTGCTCCTTCATCAGTTACCTCAACAACTACTGTTGGTGTTGCAACAACTGCTGGTATAATTGACGCTGCATTTGATGTTTCAATCAGTGGTATTGTTACAACTGGAATTCAACTTGGAGATTCAGTTGAAGTAACTGGAGGAAATTCAACCGTATCCACAGGAACCACCGTTGTTTCCATTGGAATCGGAACAGTCTTTGTAGATAAGACAATCACTGGTATCAGTACAGCAGGAGACGGTGCAGTATTTACGTTCAGCAGAACTACTAGCAGCACTGTTAATACGAATCAACTCTATGTTATCAATTCTTCTGGTTCTGGAATTGCAACTTATACCTCAGCAACTGCAACTGACTGGTATGGAGAGCAGACTCTCGGATTGACCAACTCAACCGTATATTGGAAGAGCATTGCCGAGAAACCAGGAACTTCACAGTACGCTTCCGAAAGAAGTGCAGCAAACGACGAAATTCACGTTGTTGTCGTTGATGACACTGGCGCAGTAACTGGAACAGCAGGAAACATTGTAGAGAAGTTTACCTATCTCACTAAGTCCTCAGATGGATTAACTTCACCAACTGAGTCGGTATACTACAAGGATTATCTGGCGAGAATCTCTGAGTATGTTTACGCTGGTGCTGCTCCTGCTGGAGTTGCTGGTGGATTAACTGCTGGATCTGGTGCTGCCTTCACTGCATCAGGAACTGGTAACTGGGGTAGTGCTGCACAAGGAACTAAGTTCGCAGTTGCAGGAACAACAACTTACAACCTCGTTGGCGGTGAAAACTACAGTGCGAGCGGTGGTTTCGCTGCAACTCTTGCTAATATCGTTTCTTCTTATGAGGTTCTTAAGAACCCTGCAGAATATGATATCAACTTCCTGATCAACGGACCTTCTGGTGGAGACACAATTTATGAGTCGCAAGCAAAAGCAAACAAACTGATTGAAATTGCAAATCTGAGAAAGGATTGCATCGCTTGCATCTCACCACACAGAGCAGGAGTTGTCAACGTAGCAAACTCCGATACACAAACTAATAACATCATCGCATTCTTTGATGGACTGACCTCCTCTTCTTACGCAGTGTTTGACTCTGGATACAAGTACATGTATGACAGATTCAACAATCAGTTTAGATATATTCCTTGTAACGCTGACGTTGCAGGACTGATGGCAAGAACCTCAATCAATCAGTATCCCTGGTTCTCACCTGCAGGTTCTTCAAGAGGAGCAATCAACGGTGCAGTCAAACTCGCATACAACCCATCACAAGCACAGAGAGATCTGATCTATCCTAAGAGAATCAATCCAGTTATTGCTTCTCCTGGTTCTGGAATCATTCTCTTCGGTGATAAGACTGGTCTTGTTTATACCTCTGCATTTGACAGAATCAACGTTCGTCGCCTGTTCCTCACGATTGAGGATTCAATTGAGAGAGCAGCAAGAGATCAACTCTTTGAATTCAATGATGTCATCACAAGATCCAACTTTGTAAATATCGTTGAACCATATCTCCGTGATGTTAAGGCGAAGAGGGGAATCACTGATTTCATCGTAATCTGCGATGAGACAAATAATACTCCTGACGTTATTGACTCTAACCAGTTTAGAGCAGACATCTTTGTCAAACCCGCAAGATCCATTAACTTCATCGGTCTTACTTTCGTTGCTACCCGCACGGGCGTAAGTTTTGAAGAAGTCGTTGGTAACGTTTAATTCACTAGAGGAAACGATTAATGGCTAACTTAAACATTCCAAACACGAAGGATAGAACCCTTGATGCATTCAAGGGTAGAATGATTGGGGGTGGTGCGAGACCTAATTTATTTGAGTGTGAATTATATTTCCCCGATGATGCTATTCCCGATTCAACCACAAGAGATGCACTGACTGATAGAAGCAGATTCTTAGTCAAAGCAGCAAACCTGCCAGCATCAAACATTGCACCTATCAATATTCCTTTCAGAGGAAGAAACCTGAAGGTTGCTGGTGACAGAACATTTGATCCATGGACAGTCACAATCATCAACGATGTAGATTTCACAATCAGAACTGCATTTGAGAGATGGATGAACCTCATCAACAAGCATGAGGACAATGCTGGAATTACTGATCCTACTGCATATCAGAAGGACGTATTCGTAAGACAACTCGGCAGATCACCAGTTAATGGTACTCTTCCTGCTTCTTCCGCTCAAGTTCCTGTACTGAAGCAGTACAGATTCTATGGTGTATTCCCAACCAATGTTTCTGACATCGCACTTTCATACGATAGTTCAGATACCATTGAAGAGTTCACAGTAGAACTGCAAGTTCAGTGGTTTGATGCTCTTGATCCATCTGGTTCAACCCAGTTGGGAACAGGTTCATAAATAGTAGATAATAGTTCAAACTTTGATTAATGGCTAAATTATTTGGTTTCAAACTACCAGATTCTGGGGACGGCAAGGCTTCTAAGAGCATTGTCTCCCCAGTTCCTCCTAGTGAGGAAGATAAATCAGACTTTTATCTCTCTAGTGGTTTCTACGGACAATACGTAGATATTGAGGGAGTATATAAAAGTGAACAGGATCTGGTACGTAGATACCGTGAAATGTGTCTGCACCCAGAGTGCGATAGTGCAATTGAAGATATCGTAAATGAGGCGATCGTATCTGACTCAAACGATTCGCCTCTAGAAATTGAATTATCAAATTTACCCGCTTCTGATAAACTGAAAGAAATCATCAGAAGTGAGTTTAAGAATATTAAAAGTCTGATGAACTTTGATAAAAAGTGTCATGAGATTTTCAGGAATTGGTACATTGATGGAAGAATCTTTTATCACAAGGTAATTGATCTTAAGGATCCTTCTGCTGGAATTCAAGAAATTAGATATATTGATCCATTAAAAATTAGATTAATCCGTAAGGCAGAGAAAGACGGACCAAATAGTCAATCACCTTTTGATGTTGCAAGAAACGGAAAGGATCCAATGAATCCTGAAAGTTATGCAGCACCAGAAATTGAAGAATACTATCTCTATGATCCAAATTCTGCATCAAAGAGTAGTGGTATTATACCGAGCAGACATAATAAAGGTTCAGTAAAAATTGCAAAAGATGCAATTACATACGTAACATCTGGTCTAGTAGACAGAAACAAGCAAACTGTTTTATCATATTTACATAAAGCAATTAAGGCACTCAATCAACTTCGCATGATTGAGGACTCTCTTGTTATCTACAGACTATCACGTGCACCAGAGCGTAGAATTTTCTATATTGATGTTGGCAATCTCCCCAAGGTCAAGGCAGAACAATACTTGCGTGATGTGATGAATCGTTATCGCAATAAGTTGGTTTACAATGCCGACACTGGAGAAATTCGTGATGATCGCAAATACATGGCGATGCTTGAGGATTTCTGGTTACCAAGAAGAGAAGGTGGAAGAGGAACTGAAATCTCTACACTTCCTGGTGGACAAAATCTCGGTGAACTTGCTGATATTGAGTACTTCCAAACCAAACTTTACAAATCACTGAATGTTCCTTCCAGCAGACTTGATAGTGCTGGTGGATTTAATCTTGGTCGTTCTTCCGAAATTCTGAGAGATGAACTTAAGTTTACTAAGTTTGTAGGAAGACTCCGTAAGAGATTCTCTGGTATTTTCAACGACATGTTGAAAACTCAATTGATTCTCAAAAATATTATCACTCCAGAAGATTGGGATTTACTTGAAGAGCATATTCAATATGACTTCTTGTATGACAACCACTTCTCAGATCTCAAGAAAAATGAACTTCTGACTGAGCAACTTGGAGTAGTTGCTGCCATGGAACCATACATGGGCAAATACTTCTCTACATATTACGTCAGAACCAAAGTTCTCAAGCAAACAGAAACTGAGATCATTGAGATTGATAAGCAGATTGATAAAGAAATTAAAGACGGAATTCTTCCCGATCCAAATGCACCAATTGATCCAAATACTGGATTGCCAATTGAACCTGGTGCAGCAAGTATGGATTTAGGTGCTCCAATCAACGAACCAAACATAGATAATCAAGGTGCAGCAACCGAAGTAAAACCTCCAAAGGGAGGAGAGATATAAATACATTATAGTTTATAATATTTTGATTAAAAAATGGATGATTTAATGGACATGATCATTTCTGGTGAATCTTCTCCATCTGAAGTTAGCGATAAAATCAAAGAGATTTTATATACTAAGTCAGCAGAAAAGATTGATGCAGCAAGACCATATGTTGCCTCTACTCTTTTTGGAGAAGATGAAGTTTCCGACGAAATTGATTCTGAAGAAGATGAGGATCAACCTGGAGAAGAGGAATGACAATTAGAACTTTATTGTTAGCAGACGAAATTGGATTGCCAACGGATACTGGCACTGCTACTAGTTTTACTAGTGCAACTGTAGTTCGTTTGGTTAATACGACTTCAACTGCTGCGGTAGTTACAGTTGTGGAAACTCAAAGTGGTACTAGTATTGGTTCAATGACCTTACTAGGAAATGCTGTTGAACTTTTAGAGAAAAAACCATCACATTGTGTTTTTGCTACTGCTTCAACTGTAAAAGGTACAAAAGTAGGTTTTACAAATTAAAGAACAATGAAACTCATTAGAGAAGAAGTAGAAACCGTAGATTTTATCGTTGAAGAAAGGAACGGTAAAAAGAGTATGTACATTGAGGGAACTTTCCTTCAAGGTGATATCAAGAACCGCAACGGTAGAATGTATCCAATCCAAACTCTTGCAAAAGAAGTTGGAAGATACAATGAAATGTATACCA